GCCACCGGGAGTACTTCGCCAGCTCGGAGTTCCACGCACCGCCATCATAGCGACCTTTCGCGAGCACGTCCTGCGCGGCCTTGTACATCGTCAACGCAGCGGACGCGGCGCCGATGCCTTGGCTCGAATCCTTCGCGAGGTTGTTGCGTGCTTCGGTCTGTTTCTTCATGTCATCGAGCACGGCGGGCGGCGGTGTGTGACCAATCTGCGGCTTGTACGGCTCGCCGTTGTTTGTCGGCGTGTAGTTGTACTTGTCGTCGTGCAGTGCATCGGTCAACTTCGGATCTATGTTGCCTTGAGCATTGCGAGCGGCGCCGACGCCATTCTGAGACTTCGGCGTGCCGTCAGCGTTTATATCTGGCGCATCAGCGTGTTGGCCTTGAACTTTATCGAGCGCCGACTGTGCAGTGGATCGAGCCGCTTGCTTCTGTGCGCTGGCTGCGGGTAAGGTAGAGGCGGCGCCCGGCAGCCCTTGCTGAGACGCACGCACCATCATCCAGTCGCCGGGACCGTTGATGTTCTTCGCGCCGCCCATCTGCGCGGCCTTCCACGGAGCGACCTTGATCTTGCCGCCGTTGCCGTCGTCCATCTCGACCGACGGCGTGATCGCTTCATGCGCAAGCTTCACGTACTGGTCGGTCGAGAGACCGACCTTCTCGACGCCTGGGATTGGGATGCCCGTCACTTCATCTCGATACACTCCAGCGTCATCTTTCACCGCCTTGCGTCCGGTATATTGGTGCACGGAGCCGGCGGCGTGAGACGCGAACATGCGTGCGGCAGAGTCTTCGTCCTGCGCAGCTTCTGAGTCCGGCTCCTTCGAGAATTGGCGACGGATAGCGGCGACGGTGTCAGGATGCGATGCTTCGAGCACGTCCATCGCGTTACCTTCCGGCGCGTCGGTTACAGCGTGCATCTTGTCAAATTCGTTGTTCGCTCCGAGCTGGCTCTGTTGTGTCTGCTGCGCAATGCGAAACTCGCGCTGCGCCATCACGGCCTGCGGACCTACGCCATACTTGCCGGTAGGGTCCGCCGCGTACGCCTTGCTAAGCCCATCACTCTCTTGCGGTGTTACCGCCGGCACGAAAAAATGTTTTCGATATGCCGCATCGATCTTATCTGGCTGATAGAAGTTTTGGTCTGGAGCGACCGCGGACTTATTCTGCGACGCTACGCCTTTAGGTTCAGCGCCTGCGCCGGATGCTTCGTCATCGTCGACACCAGACTGATCACCTGCGCCAGCAGTTTCGCCGTGCAATCGCGAGAGAATCAGCGGCAGGCGCGCCTTCAGGATCTGATTTTCCATAGCGGCGGCTTGTGTTTGCTGCTGCACGTTCTGCGTCTGCGCTCCAGCGAGACCCTGATTGGTGGTCGCAGTTGGCCCGTAGTTCTGCGACGCTATGTTCGCGAGGCCGAAGTTGAATGAGCCGTTGTCAGATATATCGGCCATGTTACCAGCCTCCTGTACCGTAATCGCTGCTGAAGTCTATGCCAGACGTATCCGGTATGTTTATATCCGACATACTGCCGGTATCTATCTGTCCAACGTTGATGTTGCCTATCCCGCCAGTACTATTCGAGATGTCGCCGGCCGTTGGTCCGTTGTTGGCGTTATATGCGTTGTACGCGCCGGAGTTGTTCGCGAACGGCGTACCACCGAACGGGTTGCCGCCGCTCACTCCAGTAGTGTTTCCGCCGCCCCCACCCGTAAGCGCCCGGCCAGCTGCGCCGACCAAATTGGTGCCGGCGCCGTTGACGCCGAAGAGTCCACCGACCGCATTCGCCGCGCCGGACACGCCCGACGCTTGCGCTTGGCCGATGTTCTGCTGTAGCTGGCTGATATTCGCACCCGTCTGCAAATTAGACGTCTGCAGCCCCTGATTTGCCGAATTACCTAGGCCAGCCGCACCCATCAGCTGATTGATGTACGTGTTGTAGTCTTGCGCGGCGGTGCCGGTCACGTACTGACCGACGGCTTCTGCGGTGTTCGGCGTGTATGCATTGCCCATCGCAGCGGCCTGACGCTGGATGGCCTGCGTGCCCTGCTGCACGGCGAACTGGTAGCCCGGCATGTTCAGGAAGTTGGAGGGATCGGCAGGCTTGCCGCCAAGCCCTAAAGAAGACTGTAGCGCGGTGTTGGCGCCCTGCCCAGTCTGCTGCTGCGTGTTCCAGATGTTGTTGATGTTACCCATCGTGGACTGCTGCGTATTGATCGCACTGTTGTCCGCGTTCTGCTGCGCCTGCGCGGCATTCTGTGCGCCGTAGACACCGGCCGCGCCTTGTATCAGGCCGGGAACTGCGCCGCCGATTGTTTGAGCGAGAGTCGAATCTGTACTAGGTGCGACGTAATTTGCGGAACCAAGCGCATTGTTATTAGACGGCGCTAACGCCATGCCGCTCGATACTGTCGCGCCGTTGATGTTGCCGTACGTTTGCGGATTAACTGCTGCCATATTGCCACTGTTCCCTTGTTGCGGACCGCCGCCACCACCGAGCGCGCCGCCTAGATAGTTCGATAATTGTGATGCACCAAAACCCGCGATGGCGCCCGTTAGAGCACCGCCGCCGAACGCGCTATTCGCGCCGCTCGCCAGCCCAGAGATGCCGCCTCCGAGTGCCCCACTAGAAATGTTTCCGCCTGTAATAGCGGATCCTAATGCGCCGGTTCCGGCCTTCACCAATCCGCTCGATAAGGTAGAGTTTAGTCCTGTGGCATCGCTTACTGCCCCAGTCAATCCATTAGCGGCAGCGCCACCGACCGCGCCCATCGCGGCGCCCTTACCTACGCTACCTAAGGTAAGAGGCGCGCCGGTAAGCGCGTCTCTAAGACCAGCTCCCGCAGCGCCCGCGGCCGCACCGCCTGCCGCGGCGCCACCAAGACCGCCGCCCGCCGCTGCCGCCACGCCTGATCCGATACCTGCGGTGGCGACACCGAGACTAAGCGCGAGAGCGGTGTTACCAACAATATTGGACAGATAGTCGTCGTGTGAAAATATCTGATTGGAGTAGTTGCTATTGATCGCCGCGTCTATTTTCGATTGCAACGCGGGTGATATGGCGTTGGTTTGTGCCAGATGATTGTACTGATCTAACGTCAAGCCAAACTTAGCCAACAGCGCCGACTCATCGTCGTTGTAGTTTTTCGCTGCTTGCGGAGATAGCACCCCGTAATTGTTGTTTTGATTCTTTGAACCAGCTGGAGCCTGCCCCATAGGAGTTCCGCCATACTGGTTCGGGGTGTCATAAGTCATGGTCTAGTGCTGTCCAGCAACGCCTTTGATCTTTTCAATCGTGCGTGTGATGTGACCCATTCCCAACATACCCGCGAGCGTGCTCTGCAACAGCGGATCGTTCGGAATCGGAAACGGTGTTGGGTGACCCAGCAACGTGGTCAACCATGTGAACGTCGGACCGATGATGGCGGACATCGCCAAACCGGTGCCGCAGATCCAGCCTATATACGGGCGCCAGCCGGCCACCCACCACGATGTTGAAGCTGCTTCAACTTTGTTGATATCGGTCTGCGCCGTGGTGACGGACTGCAACTGAGCCATCTCTTCCTGCAGCTGGCCAGCGGCGAGCATGGATTGTAGTTGTGCGGTAGCGGCCGCTGCGCCGGCCTTGTCCGGGACAACCTTCAAAATGATGTCGCTTATGGGCTTCAGGATCCCAGCGATTCCGTCTGTTATAAGGCTCATATTGGATATTCACCTGTCAGAAAATAATTCGCGATGCGCGTAGCGCGGCCCGGCTTATCGAAGCCGTGCGGCTGCACTTCTTTGGCCCACAGGCTAGCGAGCAAGTGATCGTGCACCGTCTGCCACTCTTTCGCCGTGATAGCGGCGCGCGTCGGATCGAACGCTTCCCACCTGTGCGCCATGTTGAACGCCAGCTCTGTGAGCGCGTTCTTCCGGCAATCGGTATCGCACGATGAAAATTCCGGCCAGCTCTGCGCAAGACGCATCGCGTTCGTGATATCGGCGCTGAACCAACGGTCGCTGGTAGACTGGATTACCGTAAAGCCTTCCCACGAGCGGCCCGGCGCGGGTCGCGGCATCAGATGACCGCGGCCGCAGGTCCAGTTGCCTTGCGTGTCGAGATACGCGACGAGTTCGTCCCTTTCCGAAGCATCCAGGTCAACCGCCAGACGCCGATCAATCGACGGATCGAGAACTGTTTCATTCGTGATTGCCATGTTGCGTTTTCCTCACCTGAGATTGAATGTCGTGTACGGTGTCTTTGATGTCATCCACAGACTGCTTCATCGCGGAGTTCTGCTGCTGGATGATGGACAGCTGATCATCGTGCTTTGCGACGTGCGCCTCAGTTTGCGCGTTCGCGTTCCTAAGATCAGTGATCTGCTGATCGACAATGCCGCCGTGGTGCACGGTCGTATATATGCTGCCGGCTGTGGTAAGCACCACAGCGACGGCAGCCCAAGCAGATTCCATCGTCCACTTCAACATAGACATCTCATCTCACTTCGGGGGTAATCCGCCAAACGGCACGCCGGGTTGCGGCTGTTGCTGGGGTGCATGTTGCTGCACGTACTGGTACGCTTCCACCCACGCGATGGCTTCCATACCATCTGATTTAACTCGTCGCAAAAACTCCAGCAGGTTGCCGGCGATGTGCGGCGGGATCGCTGCCTGTATGGTTGGGTTAATGCGCACCTCAGCGTGCGGGTGATCTTTCAACGCGTCAGCTATGTGCTGCGCTAATTCTGTGTCGTTCGTCATGTCTCACCTCATACAATGCCGACCCAAGCGCCGGCAGATTTTACGTAGATTCTTTGGTTCGCTGTTCCAGGAGTGTCAGTCCTGAAATAGAAGTCGCCGTTGTTACCGTTGGCGTTCGAGGGTACGCCAGACCCCTGGTAAATCGCCCCTGCCTGAGATGCCCCCGCTGGAGTAGCCAAACCTATGGTCGCGTACGGGCTTGCGATGTTGCCCGTCACCTTGATGCCGTTCGCGCCGATAGCGTTGCGAACGTCAGCGCCCTTCAATGAGTTGTTGATGAGCTTACGGAACCACGTCGCATCCCATTCCACTGGTATCGAGAGAATGTTCGCGCCGTTGATGCCTGGCTTAGTTGGTAGTGCGGTTACCATTTACAAGGCTCAACCATCGCGGTCACCGCAACTGTGAAGGTAGGTGACGCGTCCGTTACCCGAAACTGCATCACCAAACTATAATATTGTCCAACGTTCCACCAGATCGCGCGGTTCGATGTATCGCCTGGCACGCCGAGCGTCTGCGAGTCGTCGCCCGATACGTCGAAGGTCTCACCCCAATTGTCAGAGAGCAGTAGATCTATGCGTGGCGCAACGGCCGGCGTCGGGCCCTGGCCCGCCGTCACCACTGCCTCAACACGACGCACGATCTGGCGGTTGTTCGCCTTGTAGAGTGGCTGCGTCGTAAACGCACATACGACCGGCGCGTTAACATTTCCAAATTCATTCTGGACGGTGTCGTCCAGGAAACCGATGGTGCCGCTCTCCGAGTCGCCGATCAGTTGCTTACCGAACGCGTTCAGGTAGCTAAGTCCGCGGTACTGAACCTCTTGACCGTTGAGCACCGACACCAGATCAAACCACTGCTGCGTCACGCAGTCGTATACGAGCGTGCGCTCGGCGAGCGGTATCGTCAAAATGTAGAACGGGTGACCGTTCCAGGTAGGGCCGCCGGCTGGAGACGACAACGCGTACATACCGGTCAGCAGACCGAACTTGTTCGCGTTAGATAGCACCGCCTCCACGCCGACCGTCGAGATGCGCACCGGGGTCTGGCCGTTGCGACGCCGCACCGTCAGATCATTGGCGACCCACATCACCGAGTTGTCCTGCAGCGCGATGCTGAAGGGGCACTGCGGGTGCACGCCGTACGGCATATAGGTGTCAGACGCCGCGCTGAACGGTGTGCCTGTCGGGTTGCCGGTGTTTACGAAACCTTCCGAGGATCGTGAACCAAACATCAAGATCTCGCGATGGTCTACGCACATTCCATAGAACGGGTCGGTGCCGAACTGCCGATTGAACGATGCGGCAGTGGTGAAGGTGATCTGTGCGTTGCCAGATACCTGCCGACCGTCGTCATTGAAAAAAGTGAACGAGCCGTTGCCGCCATTGTTATTCGCGAGGAACACGATGAAGGTGTCGACGTACCATACGTCGATGGCGCCGCCGAGCGCCAGAAAGAACGCGCTGGTAAGCTGCTGCAGTCCGCCACCGCCAGCGAACGGCGTGTACGTGAAGCAAGTGTCTGTGCCAGGCACCAGGATCACCAGGCACGCCTGGTTGTCTGTCATCCGCACGAACCCGTTGCCGATAATAGCGCCAGTGGATCCCGGCACGAGAGTGAACGTACCGAAACTGTTGACCGTAAAAAGATCGAACCCAACCACGGCATACACGGTGCCGGCCATCTCCCACATGCCGCGCAGCGGGTTAGTCAGACCGCTCGGCGTGAATGGCGTTAGTCCCGGCCAACGTCGTAGGGATGCCGGCTGCTGATCTTCGCTATCGTCTGGCTGTGTCTGCTGCGCCGGCTCCGGGTAGCAGCCGATCAGTCGCTTCGAGCCGGCGCGAAGATCGGCCAGTTGATACGAAGCGAGCGGCAGCGGTATCGATTCAAGTTGCGCCTGGCCCATCAAGGCATAAACTTAGAGCCTTTGGCGAGGTTTTCTGGACCTGGTAACACTCTAAGATTCTCCGCAATGTGCAGCCCGCTCACGAGTTTACCTCGCATCGGGACAATGTGATCTACATGATGCTCGACGCCAGTCAATCTAGTGACGCGCCTAGCAGCTGTGTAAACCGCCCTGATCGCTTTCAAGTCCGCCCACTTCGGCGTACGCTGTAATCTGTCTGCGTGCCACTTAGCCCACTCCGCACTTTTACGATCACGATGCTTCTTATTCGAAGCGCGACTCGATGCGGCTCTTTGCGCACGTCGGTGCGCGGCGAAACCTGGCTGCGACTTCATGCGTTCGCGACGCGCCGCTTCAGCGCGCATCTGTTGTTCCTGCGTGCATGCGACGCAGGTCTGATTGCCGGCATACCGCGGCGAGATATGCCCGCGTTTACACGGCTTACCGGTAAAATATGTGGCGCCTTGCTCACGGCGACGCAATTCGCGACCAGGTCTCAACGTTATTCTGTCGCGGTCTCTGGCTAGTTTCTTCTGCGCTCTCCGCCGAGCTGCGTATTCCGGGTCAGATGCTATCTTCGCTCTTCGATTCGCTTCGTAGTCGATCATTTGTAATACCTCTAATTACAGAGTACTACGTAGGCCCTTGGGCCGTCAACTATAGAAAATTCAAGAACTTATAACCAATTTGGTCCACATACCTAAAATAGCGTAAGTCATTGATTCACAACCAATTGGGCCCACCCCAGGGCCCGCCCTGCGGACGTGACAATTCCCCAAGATCGCTTTCAGTGTACTTCAGGTAGCGCTTCGTGAGACGCTTCAGTGCTTGTTTGATCTGGCTGCCCAAATCAAAACCGTCAGGATCCGGCGACGGCGGAATCGTCACACCGTAGTGCACGGAAAGCCATCCAGCCAGGATCCATTTGACATCGC